CATCGACCCTGATGTGTCTAGACATATAGCAAGCTGTGGTTTACCACTACGCTTGACTGGTCTACACACACCGTGACCTATACCTCTTCGATTGATCCTTCGGTATGTTCTCCTTCCTCCCCGGGCCCTAAAATTATTTAGTTTTCCACGGGTCAGTCTGAGTATCATAGACCAAGGATCTTCTGAGATGTTAGATATGGAACGCATCACATCCTTCAAGGCAAAGGATAGGTCTGCACCTAGATCACCTTGAGCTTTGTGACATGCTGAGTTGACTAAGGATTCTACATCTGACTCAGACATTGAGCCAGCTCCATCATCCCCTACTTCCCAGCCTCTGGCTTGCCCATCTGTTATTGATGAGCCTGCCCCTCCTGTCCCTGGTTTTGATATGGGCTCGCCATTCCAGGTGAGATGCCCTGACTCATCGACTGATAGGAAGCCTGTTGCTGCCTCATCTGTGTCAGGTGAGCGTCCATCACTTGCAGTGCGTTCGCTGTCCCCTGATTGATTGTTATCACTTGATTGGCTAGGATCTCCAGACCTCCCTTGATCTGATTCATTTCCTCGGTCAGCTCGGTCAGCTTCTCCTTCTCCTGAATCAGGTTCCCCAACGTCAGTCTGACTGTCGCCAGCTCCTCGTTCAAACCCAGTTGAACTTCGTGTATCTTCTCCAGTGTCGCTCGGCCTATCCGTCCGCTCGTTACTGGGGTCTTTGCTTTGGTCTTGGCCATCGCTAATTCCTTTCATCAAAATCCTAAAAACTTTTTCTGTTGTCTGATTGCCTGTGATTTCAGGTATGTCTTCATAGGGTCGGCGGTCGTGCATTAACCAGTCCCATCCAACTCTAAGCTCGCAGTACCTACCATTAGTCCCATGTGTTGAGAACTCCTGGTCCAATAAATAATTTACTGTTATATCACAGGCCTCATTCCACTTCTCTCTACTGATAGAAGAACTATGCTTAACCAGCGAATAGTACCGTCGATGATGCCCCATAAATATGTGACACATCTCATGTAATAAACATGAAGCAAGTTCAGTCTCGCCATTGTTGCTCAAGAACTTAGGGTCGTAATACAAATTAAGAAACTTATCTACGGCCATAGTTCCCAGCCCCTTAACGGGGATGGTACGCATCGAGAACAACATGTCACGAGAGAACTTCCAGTACCTAGCAGCCTTCAGCTTTGCTTTACGCAAAGCCTCCGGCTCCTTGTGGTTTATTCTAGAATATACTTCCGTACTCGGCAATGAATTACCCATCATAAACTCCTTAATTGTGGATGTTACTTAGCCATTCTTCAACCATGTCATCGCAATACTCGTTCTTAATTGCAGTATGACCCTCAGGTTTAAGCTCTAACAGCTTAGCCTCGAACGTCTTTGCAATCTCAGGGTGAGTACGATGCACTGTTGCAAGAAACTCTCTGCCGTTCTCCCATCTAGCTGGAGTACATTCTTCCTTAACTCTAGTAAGCACTGACTTAACGTAGCTTATAGCTAGGTTGCTTGCCTTAGGTAACTCAATCTCTCTTGGGTTATTGAGTATGTCCTCGGGATCTCCGTAACTATCTACATCTAGGAAGTCAAGGAACTCCTGACCTACCTCATCTCCAACACACCCACCTATCAAGGCACGCTGTGTCTTCTTGTTAGCACCGACTAGTATCGCAGCACCTAAGATCCGAGCTGCATTAGTCCATGATCTAGGTGATGGGAAAGGAGTACCTTTAGTCTCATCCTTATTGGGTCGATTAAGATACTCAGGTCTTGATAGTGTAGTCCGGGTGTTAACAAAACTATTTATTTTGTCAGCGTAGAATGGTACTGAATCCATCCACCCTTCAGGTACTATCGGGAATGATGGTGATGGAAACTCAAAGCCTCCACCCTCAGTCATGCCTTTGGCCCATGTCTTCTTATCAAACTCCCAGTCACCAACGCACATCCTATTAACCATAGGCTCGCTGATCTCATGTCCATTAGCTGCTTCGTCAGGCCTGTTGCCTGCCGCATACACCCAGCATGTGTCGGGTGGACTAGCCATGAATGTGAGTGCGGCTGCTTGCATGTCCTCCGATACACAAGTGAACTCATCAACAAGCATTAAAGATTTTTCTTTCCTTGCCTTGACGATACTCTCTAGTGGATACTTGCGGATCACGCCATGCTCCTCACCATCTACCTGCATCCTAGATGGTATAGGAAAACCACCTATGTCTTCAGGTTCATGCTGATCCAGGAGCATAAGAATTAATTTTCTTTCTGCCGCAGCTGCCAGTGCTGTCATTACCTCTGTCTTGCCTAGTCCGGGTGAACCATATGCAAAACTTGCTACTCCGATTTGTGGTGGAATAAAGTACCACCAATTTGTTTGCTTAGTTTTCATAACTAATTCTTTCCTTGCTACTAAATTTCAATATCACTAAACACATCTGCATTCTCAGTTACATTCGACTCATATTCTGCCAGTCGTGCAGATTCTTCGACTGACTCTACGAGTTTGTTGAACTCATCCATCTCGGATAGCAGTGGCTTCAACAACGCAACCTCTGCTCTCCACTTCTCACCTATATCCTTACGGATACCCATGACATGATCGGTTTGGTGCTCTCTCTTATTGAGATCATCAAGCTCTACCTGTATCTTTACGAAGTCTTCCCTCACTACATCGAACAGAGATCTCATACTCTCCGGTGATGATGATGGTGGAAAGTCTCGTATAACAATACCCATGTCACCAAGATGCTTAGCTAGCAACGACCAGTCTTCACTGTCCTTGCTGTGCATCCAGTAAACCCTGGAGTCCAGCTGCTTAACAAAATAATTTCTTTCGACATAAGCCTGGAGACTGTTGTTCACTTGGGTTGAATCAAGTGTGTCAGCATACTTGGCCCAGAATTTCTTTACTAGATAGTTCACACTAGGTATGTGACCATCAGCATCCTTGGGATCTTCAATGCAATCGAACTCATCTTTAGCTGAAAAGAATTTTATTTCAGGATCTTTGGGATAACCTGGATGCAGCTCATCGTACTTGATTAACTTGACACAACATACGAACACATACTCTGTGTCACCTTGAGCGTTTTGATAGTTGTATCCGATCTCGTACTTATCCCTGCGTCCATCCTCTCTATCCCAGCTACGCCACATAGGAGTGATGACTGGCCTGAACCTAGTAATACCAACACCACCCACTATTCGTCCTGAGTTACTCTTCCATTCAGACATCGCTCTATTGAGGACGTACTTAAAGTTCTTGGATAGATCTACATTGGGTGCAACGTGACTGCCCATCTCGTCAGAGTATTCTGTGTGGCTGACACGCTTACCCTTCCACATAATGATGTGGCCCATCGCTTCATTCGTCGCTGTCATCCTTCAATCTCCTTTCTAACTCATTAATAATTTTTTCTTTTTCTTCCAGGGATATGTCATCAATGCCATCCATCAATGAGTTAATCTTCCCAAAGCTACTGCGTAGCATATCAATCGGAACCTCCATCGAACGCACGACTCCATCATCATCAACAACAACCTGCTGTATACCAACTAGATTCTTGCTAACACCTGATAGCATAGTGATTAATGGTCCTGTCATCTCTGACATGTTGTCTTCTAGCTGAAGTGCTATAGATCCTACTCCATACTCACCTTCAACCGATATCTTTATTACATGCTTCATTAGTTTCCACTTCCTTTTGGTTAGGGTTATAGGTAGGTAATGCACGCAGCCTCCGATGCTCCGCTTCAACTTCATTACCTAAGTCTGGGTTCTCTTCCATTGATAGTAGATCCTGCATCTCCATCTCATCCAGGTATCTCTGGTATTCGATGTCGTTGTATGGATCATCCTTAAATAGCTGATTCAATTCATCCATCATTCAAGTCCTCCAACTTTTTATATGGTGCCCATATCAAAGGGACTTCCTTATCCTCGAACACCTCCATAGATATGATGTGCACTGGCCTCTCTGCCAGTGCATCGTTGTATTCCTGAAGCAATTCATTGATCGCATCAAGTGGGCTAGCCGCAAGATACCTACGCATGTGTGTATCATGTGCGGTAGTGTGATACTTAAGAATGAATAACATCTAATTCCTCCAGATAAATGTATTCTCTTGAACCACATTCAGGACAAGAGATGGTTTGGCTGGTAGCTTTGAATGTGTGCTCGCACCTACTGCATTGCTTTGTCTTTCGCTTACGTTTCTTCCATGCACGCTTGGCATTCTCTGAATAGGTGACAACTTCCAGGTTAGAAACATTATTATTTTTCTTGTTGCTGTCGATGTGATCTACGACCATGCCTTCAGGGACATCGCCCACCCATGCTTCATAAACTATCCTATGTATAGGCCAATACCTTTTACCTTTGTGAGGTTTGTTTAACTGCTTGGTAAGATAGCCTGTCTTAGTTTCTGATGGTTTAATTAATTTGAAGATGTAATTACTCCACACTTCTCCCTTGTCTGATATCATGTACCCTAGCCAAGGCTTCCAGTTTCCTTCGGGTAACTGCCTTCTTTCATACCTCGTTCTTCTTTGCTCACGCCTACATGTCAAGCACCACTTACGACCTTGCTTGTCATGTCCTTTTCTGCATTTCTTACCTGCATAATCTTTGTTCATCTGCTTAGTTCTTCGAGCAGCCCAGCGTTTGCCATTCTCTTCTCGTGTAACAGCCTCGAGGTTATCTATTGCATTGTTCTGTTTGTTGCCGTCAATGTGGTCAATTACATATCCTTTAGGTATCTCTCCTTTGAATACCGTGTACATTATTTGATGTGTATTTTTATAGGAATCATATCCTTTTATTGAGAGCCTGGTATACTCAACACTCCTAGTTTTCTTAGGTGTATATGTTTTCCTTACCCTTCCTAGCGTCGATACTTCAGTACCATCAACGACTTGTTTCCATTCTTCTTTCATTTGTATCTCCTCCTGCTGGTAGCGGGTTGACGAGTACATCTAGATCCCCACCTAGTGTGCACTCAAGAGTTATATGCACAGACTCGTCAACCCTACCCAGAACTATTTATTTTCTTTACGAACAGATGCTTCAACCTCAGCGTGCGACAAGACTACTAGCCTGCCGTTAGCATCTATGAATTCAACATCTGTATTAGTTATGCGTGTGACTACTGCTCCGTCTGTTGTCACATGCCCGACGTTTATAATTGGCGTTACCATTCTGCTACCTCCAAAGTTATGGTGTCTGTGTTATATGAACTGTGCTTAAGCGTCTCAGTTCTGAAGTGATGTGTAGTTCTACATCCACTAATCATCGTTAGGTACAGGGCTATCATCGCTAGTCCCGCTATCAGTTTTATTCTCTTCATCGTCTTCCTCCCAAGGTAAAGATAATACTATTGCATCAAGGATTACATGATCCCTGTGCGTGAATGGTAACTCAACCATCATGTGCTTGTTCATTGCTAGTGCAGTCCACAAGTACATCTCCTGCTTGGTTACCTTATGTGGTTGCCTTGTGTAGTATGCGAATGCTTCATCAACTAGCATCGACTCCTTCTCTGTTAGCGTTACCATTGATACCTCCTATCTTGATCCAGTTATCTACTAAATGTTTACTACCATAGGCACCCTCCGGGCAGTGGTTTATCAACCACTTAGCCCACTGCTTGAGCCGCAATGTGTTAACACCGTCAGCTCGTATAGCAGTTAAAAGAAAATTATTTTCTAAGAGTGCCCTGAAGAATCCCTTACTCTCAGCTAACTTACCGTCCATTACATAGTCACTAACAGCATCCCGAACATAGGGTTCATCGGCTGGCAGTGCATCAAGAGATTCAGCTCCCTTCCAGTTGGTAAGGTTAATCTGCTCAGGCATTATCACTTCCTCCTTGCAGGTCAGCTTGAGTTAAGTTCATCGCATCATCCATAGCCTGCACCTCATCCATCAAGGCAGGCACAACGTGCATATGCTGCATCTCTTTAATGATGCCACCGAACTCATCACTTGTTACGCCATCAAAGACAGCAACCTGGCTACCCTTAGCATCAAGGTACTTAATAGTTACCAAGTCACTACACATATACACACTGCCATCATCCTTCTCACTTAAATCAAATGGCCCATCCATAGTCACTTCAATGTGTGTGTCATCACTGAAGTACATCAAGCATGTAAGATCTTTTCTGTTGATTGCAAATTGCATAGCAATTTCCTCTCTTTCTGGGTAAGAAACCAATTTTGTTGACACCAAGGAATAAGATAACGAAGTTGGAACAACCAACACCTAAGCCAACAAAACTAAATTAAAACTACAAAGGCAATGGCAACACCAAAATTGGTTGACCGCACATCCACATACTGCATTAACTATCCCGCCATCGGAATAGTATAGCATAAATAAATATATTTCTCAAGCACCTGGGTGCATGGAGATACATATTAACGACGACCTTCATCACTAAATACTTTTTTCTTGACGCCCTTTGACATCCAATACTTCAGGGCTTCGACGACCTTCGACTTTCAATTCTCTAAAAGAAAGTTAGTTCACCGTGACCTAAGCGAAAGGTCACCAGATAGGTGAGGCATACAAGGCGCATATCACTCCACCTCTACTAGCAGATCATCAGTCATAGCTGTGTCCAACTCGGTTGAATTATTTTCTTTTTGCCATTGCTTGTGTATTTAATGTTTGTGTATCTGGTTACTCAAACTTTTTTAATCTTTTTTTTGGAGGTCATATCAATGGCTAACTCAAAACCAAACAATTTCTACAACCAACTCGCAACTGTTAGTGCTGCTGACAAGAAGATGATTGCAGAGGCAGAAGCCAATCCAATCACCCTTGCCGAAGCACGAGAGCTAGACTTCAATGGTGACGCTAAGTTCACCAAGGTCAACGGAGAGTGGGTGCGAGGCGTGCCAGAAAATAGCATCGGGTTGATGGTCACTGACTTCGATGAGATCGAGCAGCCCAACGCCAAGCCTACTTGGGTCATCGAGCTTCAGCTATTCATACTCCTTGTTGATGGTAAGCCCCGCAAGTTAACCGAAGCTGAGGGAGTAGCCACTCAGGTTGGATACGACTACACATCATACGTCGGCAAGTTTCTCGATCTATTTAGAGATGAGATCAACAATGGTCAGTACGTCGAGGGTCTTTGGCCTAACATGAAGCCAGCTCTACGAAGAACTCGTAAGATTGGCACATATCCAGCTTCATAAGTCTAGCTCCTAGTTAATTGCCCTGTCTCTTGGTTGTTCCGAGAGACAGGGTTTTTTTATGCGCCATTGCTTATGAATTTAATTTCTTTTCAGGAGAACACACATGTTATACGAAGACACAAAACAAATACTAACCAACATATCCTTAAAGCAACGCTGGCAAGCAGACCAGTTCCTACTACCAGCGTACAAACTCTGGAGCAAGACAGGGCAAGCACAAGTCACGACTTGGGATAAAGTCAAATACGAAAACAAACTACTACTACTCAAGCTCTACCTAGGAGACAGCAAGCTAAGCGGCCAACAACTAAGCATCCTCAACTTCCTAGAAGACTGGGTTGAAAGCAGACCACTCTTCGATGACCTACACGAAGACAGGGAAGAGATAGACAGCTTCCCATTCTAATAATTATCTTTTTACCATTGCTTATGTAATTAATTTCTTTAACTGGAGAGCAAACATGCTACCTACATTCATCGTATCAGCAGATAAACAATTCCACCTCGTTATAAATGGCAAGGTATGCCAAAGACTAGAGACCCTACCCTATGAATACATACTCGCAGAAGTACCCATCGTCTACGTTGATGAACCAACAGAAGCAGAACAATGGGAGATGGAGAGAGAGGAGTACGAACAACAGATTGGATACGAGAAGCAAGTACCATACGAGTCCACACCAGAGTACGTCAACCAACGAATAGTAGACAGGATATAACGACGACCTTTAGGCTAGTAAGTACGGCTCAGCACACCTCAACCCCGAAGTCCAGGGAGAGCGAGGGTGCTGAGTTCTTTTAGGGCCGATGAAATGCTCGCAAGGCTCGCAATTCACATAGAGGCGAAGCCTGTGCTGAACGTCCCAGACCATCTCTATAGACCAGCAGCCGAGCCGACCAGTCCGTACTCCGCTTCGCTGCGTCCGGATGTCCCTCAAAGACGGGGAGGGGGGAGTAAAACCCCCAAATCAACCCGAGGGGGTATTATGTCCCACGCACAGATTTTTCCAACTTTCCATGCCAAATGGCGGATATTCACCAAAAACTCATTTATCTACGACCGCTCGGCCTCGTTGCTGGAAATTAAATTGTTTCTGAAATAAATGTTTTTTACCAGCGAGCGACTGAAGTTGGGTCACGGTGACCTAACTTTGGTAAAAAGTCGAAAATACGCATTTTTCTTTTAAAGGCCACCCAGTTATAATCAGGGGACTGTACGAGAGTATGTTAGGAGAAAAGCATGGATAACCCATTTGATTACAATCCCGGGGGGCATCCTGACAGAACCCCTAGATTCAACCCTGAGTTTGACCTTTACGGGCAAGACAAAAGGCCACCAAGAACCGCTAGGCAGAAAATTGAGGATATGTATCGACTCGGCGGGAACCCCCGTAGCACTTCTGGCCGACCGCCCCAGTCAGACAAGGCTCCAATTATAAGGGGAGGCTCTATCCCTGAGATTCAGGCTGGGATAACTAATCGCGATCGCGAAAGAATGAATAAAGCGTTTAAAGCCGAACAAGAGGCGCAGCAAGGACTTATAGATAAGTTAAACCTTAAACAACTAGAACGACAAGATAGAGAAAGAGAAGAGGCCGAACGGTTACAGAGAGAGAATGACATTAGAGAGATGTCGGAATTAGATCGCCGCACTCCTAAGTATGGTAAGTTTGAAGGATTCCCTCTTCCACCAGAACCTGGACCAGAGCCTACTCAAAACCCCTTTAGTCCTGAAGAGAAAAGACAGCGGATAAATCAACTGCAGAATCAACCGAATCTGCGTGGGCGGTTTTTGCCTCAGGCCCCTCAATTCCAAGATCCTTGGTGGAACAGGTAAGAACATGGCAAGACCAGATTATTCGCAGCAAATGCCCGAGCGTGAGTACCCAGCAAACGTACCAGTCACTCCTGATGGGTTTGACCTGAACACCATGTTTGAGAATATTCCCACTCGAAAGGATTATACTGACAATGAGATGTTTATCTGGCCGAGTACGGGTGGGGCGTACAATGATCCTGACTATCTAGTACCCACGCAGATGCAGAAAGATCAGAACGCATTGGAAGAGGCATTAAACCCAACTGGTGAACATAGTCCTTTTAGTCAGGGGCCGTTTAATCCGATTGCTTCGGCTCACTATCCTAGCGGGCTCCCCTATGGTCATGTGCCTCCAGAAGATGCCTATGATAAAGATGGCTTTGCAAAATACCCGTATCCAGTGCCAAAGCCTCGCAAAACACACAATAATCTTCCAAGGGAGTTTCCATTTAAGAATCGTATAGCTCCTCCGCCAGGTATAAGGATACCCGATAGGCTTCAGGGGCCTTTTGGTGATGACAGATTTAACGATAAGACTCCTAGTCACAGGTAGGCTGTAATGAACTTTGGCAAGAAACACCGTCGCGAGCGGCGACGAGATAGACGTAAAGATAGACGGGCACCAGAAATGACCCCCGAGCTAGACTTAGACTTCGGCCCAGGCGAATGGGAAGAGGCTCCTCCCTCTAACTGGGAAGACAATTTCGATCCCTATCTACCTCACCCCGATGAGATATACGTTAATACCAATCCGATAACTAGGGCCCTCTTAGGCTAAGGAAGACAAATGGCAAGATTTGGATACAACAGTGGAATAGATCAATACGGACTTTCTGGCAACACAAGAGGTCGAGGAAGTTCAGATAGGCACAAAGCATTCGGCGCACCAGGATCGCGCGCGGGAACTTCTCTAAAGCCGCCAGGAAAAAAAGATGCCCCTGTAGTCCTTCCACCTCCAGGTGGCGGCGGCGGAGGGGGCAACAACGCATTCAACTGGAAAGATTGGGGAATCGGTTCTCTTGGGATGATGGGCCCTAACTTTGACTATAAGAAATTTGAAGAGCAGCGTAAGCGCGGCGAGCATGGCAAATTTGATTGGTGGAAAGAAGACCCAGGTGCACAAAACTGGACAGATAAAACTTTTGGAAAGCATGATGAGGGTGGCTGGCTATTTGATAATATCCGATGGGCTGAAGGGACAGAGCGACCCACCTTTGAGCAAATGGGCTACACTGGAGACCCAGATGCCTGGATAATCAGGGATAATTCAATGCGCCTGAAAGGCAGCATAGGCTGGAGCGATCTCCCTGGAATGTGGTGGAGAGGCGCTAACTCTGGAAGCAACACAGGTGGCGGTATTGGCGGAACCACTGGCGGAACCACTGGCGGAACCATGGGCGGAACCATGGGTGGCACGGGTGACGGTATGGCCTCTATGGGAAGCGGACTGTCCGGCCCTCCTGGAAGTAAAGGAATGTTTCCCGGAAGTCGAGAATCTGACAAGGGACCATTTACAGATCCATCTACAGTCCCTGGAACAAAATCCAACATGCAGGCTCAACAGCGAGCCAACCCTCCTGGCGGCCCCAGAACGAAAGGGCTCTCATCATTGGGGGACTTAAGCCCAACGCCGTCTAGCAGCCTCTCCGGGCCTCCTGCGGGCAATATGGCTGGCAATCAGCAGCAGAAGACAGATGCCCAGGCTCCGATTGATCGACTACGAGAGATCATGGGTGGAACAAACCAGGTGGGTACTGAAGCCGGATCTGCTCCTCAGCCTAGCATCTTAGACTTGGTAAACAAAAGACAGGCTGAGAAAAATACTCTAGCTCCTCCACCACAGGAGCAGGAAGCTCCGCAGCAGCAGGTTCCCCAGCAGCAGGTGTCTGGTTTCTATGCAGGCGATCCATCCAAAGGAATTCCTGGTGAGTGGGATCACATGAAAGGGAAATGGCCATCTCAAACTCTTAGTGGGGCTTTGAGAGATCGCAAGGAACAAGCCAGAAACTATACGCCACCAGGAAAAGATCCAGCTCCTCCGGGAAAAGTTTGGCGGATAAGTGGATGGACTGGGGAATGGGTTTTGGTAGACGAAGGCGTTATGACCTAGTTACTCTAGGTCTGTAGCAATATCTTCTTCTTGCTGAAGCATGGCAGAAAGCGCTCTAGCCTTTTGGCCTATGGAGAAGCAGACAGCACTTAATGGTACGTTTTCCTCGGCCTCACCTTCTTGCAGCAGTTGTGCCGCTGAATCTAATGCGGCTTTTGCGAATCGTAAGTTAGCTAGGTGGGGTCGCGGATCTGCCATTAATTTCTACCATTTCCTTTAATACTTGAATTAAGCTGTCGCACATCAATGTTGCTTCAGCTGTGCTTAAACACTCAGGCTCTCCGAATTCAGTATAGACGTGACATACTTCATGTATGGTCTTCTGGAGAGATAGTCCGGCCTGATATAGATTATTATTTATCGTATCTTTTTGTCTCTTTGTAAAGGCGCTATCCTTAGCCATCTTTGGCTCTCCTAATACACTCTTCTAAATATGTTATTGCCTTCTCGTAATCCTGAATGGCAGTGTTGTCTTCTTTCTTTCCGGCGCGGCAAATGTATTTCACAGCATTTCCTTCCCAGAAATCCAGTCGCCATGCGTCGATAACATCCCAAGGCTCGATCTTTTGATCATAATGCTTTGGCGGTTCTCGTCTTTGCACTTCTCTACTCCACGCACAGTCTAGACACTGCACATATTTCTTTACTGGCATCTTGCCGAAAGAGGCACTGTAGTACCTTAAGTTTTCACTGTCGCAACTCTCACAACTCGATATGTTCGTATTGGACGCACCCATAATCTTCTCTCGTTCTAAGGGCAGATGTTATCTCGGAATTGTCAGGAACCTCGAGCCATGCTTCTTCCTCACCCTCTTTCTCTTTAACGAGCGTAATTGTTTCAGCAAGCGTTTCGTGTGCATCGAGTGTGAGTATGCAAATTGACCACGTTTCATCTTCGGGCTCCGCCCAGAATCGGCAAGTCTTACATGATATATCAGGCATGGCCAGCAGCGTTCCATATTTTCTTGTATTGGGTTCTGTATTCTATTCCATCGTCCTCACCCTCAAGTTCGGACTCTGGAACAAATTCTATCAGGTGGTCTCTTGGAGTGACGAAATAATATCCGCCGAAATCCCAGATGTATCTCACTAACAGTTTATCAGGCTCGGTCTGCTGATTCCAGTAGTCGCCCTCCCAGACCATCACATCTCCTTTGCGTGGTCCT